AATATTTTCCATTAGCTTGTTGGTGCAACGAGGCACACCAGCTTGCTTTCTTATTTGGATCCGGACCGTTTATGGTCTTGCAGGTGACCCAAGCGTTTTTTGGCTTCTGTGCGTCCATTTTAGCCACGCTTTTCTTTTACCCTTGCCATATATCGGATTGAGTAGAAATTTCGATTTTTGCCCCCTTTATGTGCAATTAGAACGGTACGTCGTCATGTTCCCATCCCTGGTCCGGTCCAGGAAGACTTGCAGATTGTTGGGGCTGAGATTGGGCTTGCTGGGTCTGCTTAGATTGGCCGCCGCCCTTCGGATCTCCCTGTTGAAATTCTAAATCACGGACAACAAACTCAATTGCCTTGCGGTTGTTGCCGTCCCGGTCCTGGTATTTGCGCTCCTGATATTCAGCCGTGACCGTAATCGCCTTACCCTTAGTCAAAAACTTAACCAGGTTCTCACGCTTCCAGAGGTTGAAACGGGGAAAGTCCGTACGCTTGTAATCACCGAATCCCGAGTCCACGGCCAGAGTAAAATTGCTGACCGGGGTGCCTTGCTTGGTGTATTTGGTTTCTGGATCTCCTGTGAGACGGCCTGAAAAAAATGCAATGTTCATGTTCCAATTCCTCCAATCATATCTTTAAGTGCTGCTTTACTACCGTCTGGATCTTCAGGGTCAAAAGTAGGATCACGGTTCTTCATATCTGAAACTTGCTTTGCCTTAGATGCAAGAAGATTAACGAATTTCATTTCACCGTTCTTGCCTTTTTTTCTGAGTCCACCCAAAGATAAGATCTGCAAAGACCAAAAATCATCGTTGATAGCCCACCTCAGAGCAGGTTTTATGTCTTTTTCCAAATCATAACCGTCAATTTTTTCAAGATCTTCAAGGGCCTTAGCTCCAGCTTCAATTTTTGATTTTGTCTTTTTGGCAATATTTGGATGTTGCTCGGACTGCCTATCAAGAAACTTCTCCGACAAATTCAAAAAACGATCTGACGGAACTTTCTTTTGTATATTTTCTTTCTTTCTTTTGTGGTTCCCATATATGGGAACACTTTTGTTCCCGTCTTTGGGAACACCCTGTTCCCGTCTTTGGGAACAGTTCCCTTTTTTGGGAACATCTAACCACTTTTGATAATCCTTATTAATCCAAAGCGTTAAAGGCTTTCTGTTCCCGTTATTGAGAACACCTATAATGTTCTTTCTTGTAAGAGACTTAATGTGCTCAACCGCCCTCGGCCTTGAAATATCCAGAGCTTTAGCTATTTGTCCGTAGCTGATGTTGTCTGATTTTTTTTGAAAGCCATACGTTTTCCTGGCTATAAACAACACAATGCGGAGCTCTTGGCCAGGAATGCGGCTTGCCACCAACTGGTCAAGGAGCTCGTTGGCAAAACGTGTATAACCGTCTTCACACTGCGGGGAAGCCATCTACACGTCCTCAAGCAAGCCATTAATAAAATTTTTAGAAATGCCCATTATCGACCTCCGAGCTTGAAATAGAAGGAATCAAATTCTGGAAATTCATCGTCGGCCCATCAAACCGCAGCTTCACAGTCCCCTCAGGTCCGTTTCTCTGCTTGGCTACGATAATCTCAGCAACATTTTTCAACGGATTGTCCTCGGCCTTGTTGTAAACCTCGTCCCGGTATAGGAACAAAATGTCATCCGCTGCCTGTTCGATTCCCCCGGACTCCCGAAGATCTGAAAGTCTTGGTCGCTTATTAGGCCTCTCCTCACATTTCCGATTAAGTTGTGCGAGACACAGGACCGGGATTTTGAGTTCTTTTGCCAGGGCCTTGAGATCTTCTGCTATTTCCGTCACCTCCTGGTCCCTGGTCCGATCTTTGCTGTGCGCCGGACTGATTTTAGTCAGGTAATCGACCACCACCAGGTCAAGGCCGGATCTTTTTTTCATCTTCCTAGCCCGGCTCCGTAGTTCATAAATGGTGAGCCTGGGACTGTCGTCGATAAATAATTTTGAATCCTGCAACCTACTTGCCGCCTTAAACAACTCTGACCATTGTTGATCCGCAAGCGAACAGTCCTTAATAAGCTGATAAGGCACACCGGAGATTTGAGAAAGCATCCGTTGTACTATCTGCTCTCTCGACATTTCGAGGGAGAAAAAGGTCGCCGAATGGCCACCAAGCACAACATTTGATAGTAGATTGCCGGCTAGGGCAGTTTTGCCTTGCGCTGGTCGTGCGGCTAGGATAATGAGATTTGTATCGAATAGACCACCCATGATCTTATCGAGTTGAAAATATCCAGTGGGTATGCGGTTATAAGTGCCCTGGTTGTTCTCCAAGTTGTCAAACACCCGTTTAAGTGTATCCTTCACCCTCTCAGCTCCGCTCGGCTGTGCGGTTAGGGATAATTCAGTGATAATATGCTGTGTCCGGTCTAATATTGTACCAATCTCTTCCTGAGACTCCCAAGCATCACCCTGAGCCTGCTGAGTTACCTCTATGATTTGCCGACGAATGGATTTCTCTTTGACAATATCGGCATGAGAGAGTGAGGTGGTGGGGGATATAACGGATTCTGTCAGGCTAGTTAGGTAGGTGGAATTCCCGATCTTTTCCAACTTGCCTGCATCCTTCAAGGTGTTGGAAATTGTGACCAAATCAATAGGCTTATTATCCTGGAATTGGCTTGAGAGGACTTCAAAAATGGTTTGATGGACAGAGCTGTAAAAGTCAGCTGATTGCACTTTGGATAGTAACTCGTCCATGATATCAGGGCGCATGAAAACACCGCCTATGACGGATTGCTCGGCTTCCAAATTATATGGAGGTGTTTTATTAATCATGGATCACCTCCAAAGAATTTTCCCCTACATGCTTTGTGTCTTGTAATTTTCCCTGAAGCTTGCACCTTTCCAGATAAAGCCGGTATCTCTCTTGATCTATTTCAGAAATTCGTCTCAAAATTCCCTTGACATCCTCAGAAATAGGCATAAAATATCTCCTATTCAGTTTTAATTGTTCTGAAAATGGACGGCCTAGCCGTCGAACCCCCGGTCCTCACGCCGGGGTTTTCTTTTTGTGCCTAAAACACCCTCACTTGCTGCCGCAGCTTCCTCCAGGTTCCACACTCAAACACCCAAGACACATCTACATACGGCACATTGCCGCGCGGCTCCCTTGCACCAAGTTCGCGCATGTACCAATGTTTAATGTCTGCCAGGTTTGCCTTGCCGCTGCCGAACTGCTTGTTTATCTTTTGTTTATCTGACATAAACACTCCCGTTAATCTTCATAAACAACTTGTTTATCTAACCTAAACGCTTCCTTGCGCTCAGCGCACGATCCATCCGAACTTTCCCACCCCGGCAGCATAACCACCACATCAGCCCGGCGTAATAACTCCATTGCACCCTCCAGCCACACATGGTCAGGCAGAGCACCGTCCATCATGGCCGTGTTTTTGTGCGGGCAAATGACCGCATATCCCAATCTCCAATACTTGAGAGCATACTGTTCAGCCTTGCGGATATTTTGCAAAATGGCGTATGGGCCTGGGCCTCTGTATGGTCCTGCTATGTAGGCTACGGGTTTAGGCATTGGCTAACTCCAAAAGGTTTCCTTGGTTCATCTCTTGCTTCAGCGCTTCCATGTTTTTCAAAGCCTGCTTTACATATTCTTCTTTAAGCTCAATACCATAACCCTTGCGGCCCATCTTTACCGCTGAGTAAACTTCACTCCCGACCCCAGCGAATGGTGTTAAAACCCAATCATCCTTGTTGGTCCAAAGGTGTATTGCCCGCTCTATCACTCCAAGCTGGAGAGGACACAAATGGCGTTGGTCCTTGTCTGTCCGGGCAGATTTAACATTGAGTACCCTGGATTGCTGAATGTCGAACCAGACAGGGGAGGCGTATCGCTGCCATACGTCGATTGATGTATGGCAAGCAGTGTCCTCGCCAACATAATCGGCAGGATTAAAGCCGTTTGGATGAGCAACCGGGTCTATGGGCTTGTCTGTGTGCTTGCGGAAAACTAGCAAATAGTCAGGCATCCCTTGTCTGCACAGTGTCGAATCTTTGGTGATTTGTTTATGGAGTAGTCCTTGTGCTTTGGTCCGCTGCATCTCCACAACTGGATCTTTCCAGATGCAAACCTCCGAATGGTAGACCCATCCAGACTCTTCAAAAGCCCGGATGATGTCACCCCGAAAATCCTTGAGACCGGTAAACCCGTCTTTGTACTTATGCCTGGGGAGTTGCGAGCAATGGACAGCGCACAGTCTGCCGGGAATGGTTACTCGGTAAAGCTCAGGGATGAGAAACTTGAAGTGTTCAAAAAACTCCTGGTCATTTCGGCAGTTTCCAATGTCTCTAAATGAGTTTGAGTAGACGAACAGGTCTGAGAATGGTGGGGAAAAGATTGAAAAACCAATGGATTCTGGCTCAATTTTCTTTGTGGCCTCAACACAATCACCATGCACAATTTTCCATTTGTGATTTGTGTATGCACGTTGCTTGATATCTAGACTGACCTCCTGCTTGTTTAGTTTTAGTTCCTGAAACTCACTTACATTTACTTGCATCTCGTTTTCCATCTCCAGGTGCTTTGACTCTTTCTCTTGGACGGCGCGGAAGATTTTGTGTTCCTTGGGCGAAACAATCACATGGTCGTGAACCTGCTGCGTTTGCCCAAATCTCCAGCATCTGCGTATAGCCTGGTATCTCTGCTCAAAAGAATATGACAGGCCCACAAAAGCCATATTCCGGCAATGCTGAAGATTGAGGCCGAATCCGCACATTGATGGTTTCCCGACCATGACCCGCGATTTACCTGAAACAAAAGACTCTAGGGCATCTTCTTTTGCCTGGTTGCTCATGCTGCCTTTGATCTCGACGGCATCGGCAATTTTTGAGGCCAAGAGCTCAGATTCGTGATTTGTATTGCACCACACAATCCATGATTCATCCGAAGCATTAACAAGCTCTGCTGCTGCGTCTGTTCGGGCATCCGCTGTTTGCCTCAACTCCTTGTACATCTCGGTTGCACTTGGCTTCCCGACCTCTACCAGCATCCCGTTCCCTGGCTTATATCCGGCATCTATGATGTGCTCATGCGTAGAAAGCTCAGGCAGGGCAAAGCCGCCATCGTCATATCCAAGGTCTGAGGGCTTGTTGACA